ATTAGACTTTAAAGGCCCTAGCTTTGGAGTTACCTATGAGGATGCTTTAGGAGATTCATATAATAAATCTTTGGCTTCTGCAGGATTTCTTATTAATAAATATAAGGGTAGCTCTAAAGGAGTATCAGTCTACACCAATGCTTTAGCGCACTGGCAAAACTCGTATGTTTCAGGACACAATCTATTTTTAGACTATAACGATTCTTCTTTTGAAGAGTCTACAGGACGCTGGACAGTGTCTAGTGGAACCCTTGCTAGGGTGGCATACTCAGGTTCTGGGTTGACCCCTCCACAAGCCAGTCAAGTTCTTTATGATCCATTGTACTCTCCAAGAGTAGTAGGCTTTGCAGAACTTACTACAACGGCAACTACACCAGTAACTATGGCACTTCCTGGTTCAGTTTTAAGCCCCATTACTTATGGAGTCCCTGTAGTAGGAAATACTAGATATGTCTTTAGTGGTTGGGTATACCACCTAGATCACTCTGCAACTATTACAGCAACCATCAGTTGGTATGACATGTATGGTAATTTAATTAGCACCACCGGTGCAGGCTCTACATACACCACAACAGCTTCTTGGAGCGAGTTTACTTCTAAATCTGATTCTGGTCGCAATGGTCAGCTTGCACCGCTTAGCGCAGTGTACGCAACAGTATCTATGACAATAACTCCTTCTTCAGCGTTATCTAGCAGGTATGCGTTTGACTTCTTTATGTTTTCACAATATGATCTTAGCTTTGAATATGAAGACGCTAGAAAGACTAATATTGTACTTACTGGACAAAAACAAAACTACATTACAAACCCTGATTTTGAATTAGGAACATATGAATGGTCTGCTATTAATGGCACACTACTTGCTGATAGCCATAATGCAGGCGCAGTCGTACACGGTTCTAGGGCACTTAAGCTAACGTCTACGGCCTCAGGACAAGCAGCGTATGTCTCTGATTGGTTTGCTGTAGACTCAGGTCAAACAATGACCTTTAGTGCGTATGTGTCTGGATCTGCTGCTAGAACAGCTATTTTAAGAATTGAGTTTACAAACCAATCAAGTGCTGAACTTCAAACAGATGTTCTTCAAGATGCTAATGGCTTCTACTATCCTACAACACAGTACTACGCTGAATCTTCCGCATACACCCTTACTACAACACCTACACAGATAAGTGTTACTGCGATTACATCTCCTTATGGAACAGATGTAGGAAACCCTGTTGCAAAACTATCTATCTATTTTTCAAATAACCAAGCTGGAGATACATATTGGATTGATGGAGTGATGGCTGAAGAGTCATTTACTGCATCCTCATACTTTGGTGGTTCGGGCGGAATATTCCCCAGCAACCCTCTTACTCAGTATTATTACGATCCAGCAGATTGTTACTGGGAAACAAAGACAATCTTTAACTATCTTCATAATCCTTCTTTTGAATTAAGTACTACAGACTGGACTGCTACAGCAGGAACCCTTGCGGTAGTAACTGCTGATGGGGCATACACCCCTGCCTATGGAACTCACTTTGCAAAGGTAACATATACTACTACAGGCACTTTAACCACAACTGCCTATCTTCCATATGCGGCTACTGGCGGAGAAGACTTCCACGTATCAGCTCTTGTTAATGGCGCAGTAGCTGCGTATACACTCAATGGAACTTCCTACACTATTCCGTCAACTGAAGCGTCTAACTGGACACGTATAGCGTCTACCATATTATTAACTCCTGGACAGACAACAGTACCAATAACACTTTCAGTAACCAATACTTCTGGATCCAGTTCTACGGTATTCTACGTGGATGCAGTTCAAGCAGGCTATGGAAGAGTAGTGAATGGCTTTGTAGACCCAGCATTAACAACTACAACAGTTATTGCCAACCCTTTGAACTCAGCTAAAAATATTTATGCAGCTAAGATTCAAAGTCCCTATGCAGGAAAAAGTTCTTACTTTAGCAACAGTGTTGTTAAGCAATCTCGTCTGAAGGGAACTATCGCAAACTTCCTTCCGGTAGGTGCTAGCTACCATTTAACTATGGGAAGCCCTACAAACCCATTCCTTGATGTACCTAACTCTTTATTTCCAGCATCTTCGTTTGAACAGAGTAGTGGAACATGGGCAGCGGTTAACTCTACAGTTACAAGACAAGTAGCAGGAGGAACACTGCTTAATGATCCAGTAACTCATGGACAAGCTTATGGCGTAGTGACTACTGCCGGCTCTTCTGGAAGCAAGTCATTTGGTATAAAGACAGGAAAGATTTACCTACAACCTACGGGCGGTTATTACTGCTCTGTAGCTATTCGTCCTGTAAACTCCGATTCTCTTGGCTCTTATACATTAGAGGTAGACTGGTATGACGCCAACAATAACCCAATCGTTATTTATACAGATGCAGTATCTGGGCTACTAACTACAAACGCATATTCTGCTAATGGCTCCGCCAATACAGTTAGCACTACAGGACGCCAATACACTGCAACGATTAGCCAGCTTAATCGCTGGGCTTATTTTAGCAACACGTTCCCTGTTAGCACAATTACAGGTGCAGCGTATGCAACCATCTCTGTAACCTTTAACCCAACTACGTACGTTGCTGATCAAGCCTTCCAAATTGACAGGGTAGTTTTTAGAGAGTAGACTAGATTGTATGGCTATCATACTAATCTCAAGCATGGCTGCTGCCTGCATCATCACCGCATTTGAAGGTCTTGTTAGACCTATGGGAAAATGGCGAGGATTAACGGGTTTAATATTAAGTGGCCTATTTTGCTACAACCTAGATACCAAGCTGTCTTATATGACCGTCTATACCTTGGCATCTACTTTTGGCGGTCTCACCTTATCCGTTCTAGTTGAACAGCTTTTCGCTGGAACCACGCTGCGTTTTTCTCGTGGTTTGCCAAACAGGGTGGATAGGCGCTAGTATAGTAATTAGGAGGGTTACATGCTAAAACCTATTGTCAATAAAAACCTGTCTTTACGAGCCCGAGCACTTTTCTTTTTGTTTGCGGAAAAGGGTAGGGTTATTTCTGCTGACGAACTTGTAGCCAGTAAAGAAGTCCTGGAAGGTCGGGACGCTATTCAGGCTGCCATAAATGAACTCAAGGATTATAACTATATCCGTACGGTCCGAACCCGTAATAACAATCACTGGATCTCTAAGCTAAAGTTCACAGATTCGGCTTTAAAGCTGATTTCTCCCGACAACGGGTTTTCAGGGCACCTGTATAGCTATGCAACTACTAGTGATTTATCTACTAGTACTAACATAGATAATAATCCTAACGGATTATTATCTATGGGGGCAGAGCCCCTTAAGGAGGAGAAGATGGTGTGGAAGGAAGAAGAAGACGAAGCGGTTGGTGCTGTAGGAAAGATTGACGACCGTCAGGCTCGGCTAAACGCCAAGTACAAAAAGCCAGTAAAGGCTCAGCGTAGTAGCCGTGACAGGATCAATACCCCTGAGGAGCTCTGGTCTACACCAGATCTACTAGCAGAGTTCTACGACCTCTCAGATAAGCACGCCTCAAACATGACTGGCCAAGTAAACGGCAAATACCTCTCGGCCTGGATCAACAAGCAAGTTGGTGAGGGAACTACTCGTTATGAAGTTCTTAAAGCTATCCGAATGTTCTTTGAGGATCCACGTAACCTACATGATGTTGGAGTTGGTAAGACTTTGTGGCAACGCTTCATAGGTTACTACCAAGGAGTGCAGGGAATCGTTAAGGCAGAGGAAGTCGTTTATGCAGACGATGACTTCAAGGCCCATCAGGAAAAGATGCTTAAGTTGCTTGGAGGAGAATAATTGTTCGAACTTGATAAAGAGTCACCAACGATCCGTAGGCAAATCCTCCGTGCTGGTCTCCCATTCAAGACTCTCGGACTAGAGTTCTCTGACCTAGAGGCAACCCCCTACCGAAAGTCTATGGAACGCTGGGTGGCAGACGTCCTGGCTGGAAGGGTCATTAAAAGCCCTAGAAGCCCCCTATGCGGGGTTGGTGTAATGCTAGTGGGGGAACCAGGTCACGGGAAGACCACACTGGCCTCTACAGCCCTTCAAGCCCTTATTAGGGGTATGTCCCCTGAAGTACTGGGTTTGGAAGAAAGGCTTCCTAGGATGGTCGGGTCTTTCATAGACTACCCAAAGCTTCTCAGGAAGCAGCAGTCTCAGTTTAATGACTTCTCCGAAGATACCCAGCTAGAACTTGACAGCATATACGGGGACAAGTCTATACTTGATAACGTACCTGTTTTTATTTTAGATGACTTGGGTAAGGAATATAAAACTTCATCAGGCTGGTCAGAGAATCAGTTTGATGCATTATTGCGTTCTAGGTTCAATGCGGGGTTACCAACGATTGTAACTACAAACGTTCCTATGAAAAGTTGGGGTGTCATTTACGGTAAACCTATGGGCAGTTTCGCATACGAAGCTTTTATTCCTCTTGACATAATAGCACCCGGAGGAGACAGACGACGCAAATGAAAGATATAACTATGGATGCTTGGCAAATAACTCAGCTGTTTCTTTCAGACACGGGCGTACACGAAGTCTACGTAAATCTGGATAATAAGAAGTTGCGGTGTAACTGTGCGGGTTTTGTAACCCGTAGTGGTTGCAAGCACACAAGGTATGTGGGAGAGAAGATGAACAACAACGGCGGAATCTATCCGGTTGAAGTATCTAACCGTGCAACCTCCGCTGAGACTGCTCTAGCTTCTCTAAGCCCAGAAATCTTTAGAGACTTCCTTTTGAAGTACGGTAAGATCGAGGTACTCTAACTTTGAAGGGGGGCGATCTTTCAAATGAAGTACCACTACGTGTCGCAGTTACTCTTGACTGCATTATTGATAGGCGCCCTGTCCTTAAAAAGGTTTTGGGCATCTCTATACCTGATGAAGAAATAACTTACAACCGACAAGCTCTTGCGTACTTCTGGCGCTTTGCTGAAAAGAATTACTACGTCATGGAGCTTGTTGGGTTTGGCTATACACAAAAAGAAATGGATGAGGTATTAGAGGACCTAGATAACCTGGGCACTAATCCTTTTAACTATGCAAAATCCTATAACGTTGTTGCTGATCTAGTAGCGGAGCTTCCTTATAGGCCGGAGTTAAAAAACGTGATTGATATACCCGAGCGTGGACTACGCTATGGGCATTGGTACTTGGAACAGGGATAACATATGGCAGCAGATAACGAAGAAAGATTAATATCACGTGTAGTTCGTACTAGGGAAATCACTCCAGCTTTAGAAGCAGGCGTAGAAGATAGCTGGTTTTTTTTAGATGAGAACCGATCTGTGTGGAAGTTCATACGTCAGCACTGGACTAAGTATCAGGAAGTTCCCACAGCTGTAACGGTTAAAGATAACTTCCCTACCTATAGGTTGTTGGCTGTAGAGGATTCTCTAGAGTATCTGGTTGATCAGCTTGTTGAATATCGTCGCAGGCAAAAGGCCATTGAAGTAGTTCAGACTGCTGCCGAGTCTATTGCTGAAGGTCAGCATGATCGTGCTATTGAGCTTATGTCTCAAGGCGTAGCATCTATTTATGATGAGGGTGTAGGCATCACTTCAGATGTAGATCTTACACGTGAAGCTACTAAGCGTTTCGATGAGTATCTTTCAGTTAAGACCCGACCTAACGGTTTGCTTGGGTACAGCACCGGCTTCAAGACTATTGATGAGGCTACCGCAGGAATCCAGCCACAACAATTGATCACCATCATTGCTCCACCTAAGACCGGTAAGTCTGTGCTTGCTATGCAGATGGCTGTGAATGTTCATAATGATGGCTACGTTCCTATGTTCCAATCATTTGAGATGAGTAACATCGAGCAACAACATCGTCACGATGCTATGCGTGCTCACATTGCCCATTCTCGTTTAGTACGTGGAAAGCTGCGTGCTGATGAGGAAGCTAGATATCGTGAGACTCTTCAGAAGATGGAAGAGATGCACAAGTTCTATCTTACTGATTCTACTTCAGCCATGACTGTCACCGGTCTTGCAGCAAAGATTGAAAAGATTCGCCCAGACATTGTATTTGTAGACGGTGTATATCTTATGGTGGATGAGGCTAGTGGTGAGTCAAATACCCCACAAGCCCTCACTAGCATTACCCGTAACTTAAAACGTCTTGCTCAACATGCCAACCTCCCTATTGTCATCACTACTCAGGTGTTGCTTTGGAAGATGAAGAAGCGTCAAGTAAGTGCCGATGCTATTGGTTACTCGTCTTCATTCTTTCAGGACTCAGATGTTATCTTGGGCCTACAAAAGCAAGATGAAGAGGATGACAGTAGCCGTGAACTTCGTGTCGTAGCTAGCCGTAACTGCGGTCCAGCTACAAGCGATCTTCTATGGGATTGGGAGGAGGGAAAGTTTGAAGAGTATGGCTCTGGATCTTTTGGTATCCCAATCCAATCCTTTTAACGGAACACAGCTTTGCTTAGAGTCTGATCCCGATGTCTTCTTTCCTGAGTATAGTAACGAGATGCGTGATGAGTACCTTAAGACAGTCGCTAAAGCTAAAGCAATCTGCAAAGATTGCTGGCTAAGCAAGAAATGTCTTGCATATGCGATGAACGTTCCAGACCTAGATGGTGTGTGGGGCGGTACTACTAAACACGAGAGAAAGAAGATGAGAAAATTAAAGACATCAATGATGTAAAGCCAGACTACACAGCCGCTATGGATGTGCGGGGAGATTTCCCAACCATGGTGTGCCCATGTGGCTGCTATGTTTGGAACCTTAAAGTTAGCTGGGATGAGGAAGGTGCAATCGCAGCCTACTTTGAAACTATGGAATGCATTGAGTGCGGAACATTGGCTACTGCCCCAATGCCAGGAGTAAATATCGGATTGGATAACTAATGGGTTACGCAATATTTGGTGGGATTTGTTTCCTACTTGGAATCTTTACTGCATGGGTTTGGCTAACGGAGTTTTCTCCATTTGCTCAAAAGACTTCTGATAAAGAATACGGGGTAGAAGTTCGCTGTATTCATTGTGGTCGTATGTACCGCACTGGGTTTAATGAAGTAAGGACCGCAAACTACTGTACGAAATGTAGGTAAATATGTATCGTGAGGGCGATGTAGAAGGTGCATTACTTAGGCTAGGCATTGAAGTATCTCAGCGAAATAATGAATTGCTTGGGCTATGTCCTATGCACTTAGAGCGTACCGGTAGACCAGACTCTAATCCGTCTTGGTCTATGAATGCAGACACCGGTGTACACCACTGCTTTTCATGTGGGTACAAAGGTACACTGATTACGCTAGTAGCTGAGATCAATGAGTTTGAAACTCAGTGGGGGCGCCTAGACTTTGAGGCTGCTAAAGACTGGCTGCGTCAAAACATTGAGGTCAACTTCGAACTCTTGGCTAAGCAGCTAGAAGAAGCTAAGAACTTCTATGTCCCTATGTCTAAGCCTATTGAGATGTCAGAGGCACGTCTAGCAGTCTTTACCGAACCACCACAATGGGCATTAGACGCACGAGGATTGTCCGCAGAGGCCTGTGAGTATCATGGTGTTGTCTGGGAGCCAACGCAAGAAGCATGGATTACACCGATCCGTACGCCATATACCGGCAAGCTAATGGGTTGGCAAGAAAAGGGCCAGCGCAATAGGTTCTTTCGTAACCGACCTACTGGTGTACAAAAATCAAAGACCCTATTTGGATTTGAAAAGTATGCCGGTGGAACTATGATCGTAGTGGAGTCTCCGCTTGATGTAGTAAAGCTACGATCATTGGGAGTGAGTGATGGCGTTGCAACTTTCGGTGCTTCGTTTAGTCAAGACCAAGTTGACTTATTACGCACAGCTGATATACTAGTTATTGCATTCGATAATCCTAAACTTGACGCAGCTGGCATGAAGGCTTCTCAAGCAATGCTTGAACTGACTAAGAAGCAAGGCTTTGAATGTAAGTTCTTTAACTATCAAACCGAGTCTAAAGATATCGGTGACATGGAGTTAGACGAAATTATAGACGGCATAGATAGTGCCAAGCACTCCGTCTATGGAGAGAGGGCGTTCGCATGATTATTGGTTTATCAGGCTATGCACAGTCTGGCAAAGATACAGTAGCTAAGTACTTGGTTGAGCACCACAGCTTTGAGCGGGTTGCTTTTGCCGACCCTATTCGCAGTATGCTTTGGGATATGAATCCACTACTTAAAGAGGGATATCATCTACAAGGAGTAGTTAACGCCTATGGTTGGGAATTGGCCAAGACTCAGTTCCCAGAAGTTCGTCGCCTACTACAAGAGCTTGGTGTTGCAGCTCGTAAACATATTGATAGTGAAGTTTGGGTAGCAACTGCTTTAACGGCAATGTCCGGAGAAGGCAACTATGTTGTTACTGATGTTAGGTTTCAAAATGAAGCCACGACTCTTAAGTTAGGTGGGGCACAGATCTGGCGTGTAGAGCGTGTGGGTGTAGAGGCTGTTAACTCTCATATCTCAGAACATGATCTAGATAACTGGGAGTTTGATGCCTACGTACATAACAATTCTTCTATAGAAGATCTGGAGTTCGCAGTCAAGACAACCTTGATGGCCCGTATCTAATGTTTACAGGAACACTTTTACCTTATCAAGTCGAGGCCGTAGAGGCCATGGTAGACCGCAAAAAGATGCTTGTGGCCTACGACCTAGGCCTGGGTAAAACTGTTCTTACTATCGCAGCTATTGAAAAGTTAAAAGACCTTAATGAAATTACAGAACCTGGTATTGTAATCTGTCTATCCTCATTGAAGTATCAATGGGCAGAGCAGATTAGGAAGTTTACCGGTGGTGCTTCAAACCCTTTGGTCATTGATGGAACCAAATCTCAAAGAGAAAAGCAATACCAAGAAGCCCTTGACTGGGGACACTCCCTCGTTGATTACGTCATTATCAACTACGAGCAAGTTGTTAACGACTGGGAATGGGTATCACAGCTCGCACGAGGATTCGTCATCTGTGATGAGGCCACAGCAATAAAATCGTTTCGCTCTAAAAGGTCTCGGCATGTAAAGGATCTAAAGAGCCCAGTAAAGTTTGCCCTAACTGGTACTCCCATTGAAAATGGAAAACCGGAAGAGCTTTATAGTATTATGCAGTTTGTAGATAGCAAAGTGCTGGGGCGTTTTGATCTTTTTGATAAGACCTTTATAGTACGTAATCAGTTTGGCGGAGTGGAGCGTTATCGTAACCTGCCTACTTTAAGCAAGACTATGACTACAGCGTCAGTACGAAAGCGTCAGCAGGATCCTGATGTAGCCCCATACTTGCCTGATACTATCTTTGCTGAACCTCTTCTCGTAGAATTCGACAGTGCCGGAGCTAAGCTTTACAAGCACATTGCCAGGGAATTGTTGGCTGATCTAGACGAGGCTGTAGATTCCTTTGGCTCAGCCTTTGACTTGTTCTCTCACTACACTGGGGAGAAGACCAATGATGTGATGGATGCCCTAAAGGGCAAGGTCATGTCTAAGCTAACAGCACTTAGAATGTTATGCGATCATCCTGACCTTCTAATGGAGTCCAGCACTACATCCGGTTATGTAGGTCAATTAAAAGAGTCCGGCATGTTAGACAAGATTACTAAGTTTCCTAAACTATCTGCTCTTAAGCAATATGTGGATGACTTCTTAGAGCAGGATGAAAGAAACAAAGTTGTTATATTTACAAGCTATGTACATATGGTCTGGCTTATCATGGAGCACTTAGGATATATGTCAGCAAAATATACAGGAGAAATGGATGCAAAACAAAAAGAAGAGTCTAAAGTCTGGTTTCAAACAGATCCAGACTGTCGTATCCTTGTTTCATCTGATGCTGGTGGTTACGGCGTTGATCTTCCTCAAGCTAACCTCCTTATTAATTATGATCTTCCTTGGAATGCTGGTCTGGCTCTTCAAAGGAATGGTCGCATTAGGCGAGCTTCCAGTACGTGGCCTTCGATCGTTATTCAAGACTTCTTAATGGAGGGGTCCATAGAAGAACGCCAGCATGCCATGCTAGTTCAGAAGATGTCAGTGGCCAATGCTATTATTGATGGTGAGGGCATAAATGAGGCCGGGGGAGTTAACTTAACTGTGGGGACACTTAGGGCTTTCTTAGAGAACATTTCGGTCTAAACTTATGTCACTATGCCAAACGCACCTAAGACCCCGACACGCACGATCCGAGTCGCTACAGAGCTCTGGAACGCTGTGAAAGAGAAGGCTGCTTCCGAGAACCGGACAGTCACAGATGTTATTATTGAGGCCCTAAAGGCATATGTAAAGGCCGATTTGCATAATTCCTAATTATCCTCTATTATAGATAGTGGAGGGAAAATTATGCCTAAAGTTATACAAAAAGAAGACCCAAAGACAGTTGATCCTTTACTTGAAAAGGTATCTAACTTTGTTGCTACCAAGCGTCGTATAGACGACTTGTCTAAAGAAAACAATAAGATTAAGGCAGAGCTATCTGACCTAGTAGATACAGATGGTATCCCTGATGAGAAGGGCCATCTCCTATATGATCTACCTCAAACTATTGCAGGCGTCACAGCGCTAAAGAGGCAACGCCGAGTATCTCAGTCATTAGACTCCGGGGTTGCAGATAAGATTCTTAAAGATAAAGGAATCTATGATCGTTGCTATAAGATGGTTCCTACCCTAGATGAGTCAGAAGTTATGGCTTGTTTGTACGACGGGTTGTTGACCGAGGAAGAAATTGACGAAATGTTTCCTAAGTCTGTATCATATGCTTTTTATATCGTGGAGGAATAGCATTGGAAGATATAGTAGATGAGTTCTTTTCGTCTCTGGATGAGTTCTATCCAGGGTCGAAGAAGAAGCGTCGTCCTATAGATCCAAATGCTAAACCAAGAAAAGTAAAAGAAGAAGTTTCCTGGGATGCAAATCCACAGGTAAAGTCTCTACCAAATGGAAAAGTGGTAGAACTTTTTAGTGCAGGGTCTTTGTGCCAAGCACTAGGTAGGCCGTTAGTAACGATCAGGCTTTGGGAACGAAAGGGATATATTCCACGTGCACCCTATCGCCTAAAGTCACACATTGTAGATGGTGTAAAGAAGCCAGGATGGCGAATGTACAGCAGAGCAATGATTGAAGAAGCGGTCAGACTTTTCCAATCTAAGAACCTCTTAGAGGCTCCTAGAATTGATTGGAATAGATATCCAGATTTGTCAATCGAATTGGCAGACTCTTGGAGAGTTATTCATAATCAAGAAACAGCGTAACTACCTAGCATAAAGTCTCATCCGAGACGAAGCTATCAGCCAACAACCGAAAGGATCGCCATGAGCGCCTCATTAAAAATCAAGAAAGATGCACCAAACATTGACGCATACGCTCAAGCATTGTCTTCATCAGTAGATGAAGAGCTTGAAGAAGTGTTTACTCCAGAGGATGAGGACGAGGTTCCTGCCCATTCATCTGTAATTCAAAAGGGCTGGGAAGCAGCTAAGAAGGCTGCAAACAAGCCTACCAAAACCTTCGCAACTGATTTTAAGTTTGACGAAGATGTTCAACTCATCAAGTTTATCTCAGACGAACCTCTCGCATTTATGCAGCACTGGGTTAATCGTCCAGGTAAGAAGTCTTTCATCAGCATTGGAGAGGGAGACCCTCTAATCGCAGTAGGTAGCAAGCCCGATCCAAAGTTTGCTTTTACTGTTGTAAATCTTTCTGATGAAGATCCACAAGTACAACTTATGGTAGTAGGCGTTCGTCTATGCGGTCAGCTAGAGAAGCTTGCTAGCAATACAAAGACAGGACCTCTTAATCGTCCTGACCTATATTGGGCAGTAAGTAAGTCTGGACAAGGCACCAAGACTTCTTACTCTCTTGTTCCAGTAAAGGAACGAGATCTCGCTGAGGAATGGGATATTGATCCTGTTGCTGCTGCTGAGTTGATCAAGACTATGAAGCCACTTGGACCTGAAGCTCTCCACATGTCCACAAAGGCTGAACTAGAAGAGATCGCTCGAGAAATCGCATCAGCTAACTAATCAGCCCATTGTTGGGGGCCCGGTTTTACCTCCTTTCTACGGGCCTCTAACTTATCTTCAGGAGAGCAATGAATATAATTACAACCAGTAAGCAACTAGATGAGATGCTCACTGCCTATATGGCAGAAGATGCATTTGTTTTTGACGTTGAAACTGTGGGAGATCATCGTGGAGACCCACGCCTTAATATTATTACCTGGATTGCTTTTGCAACCACAGGTCGTGTAGATGTCATACCTGTAGGTCATCCTAACGGTGACTATCTACGCACAGAATATCCCTTGCTTCCTTCTGCACAGGAGCGCATCATTAAGGGTTTGCCTATCCGTCCTTCTGACTACAGCAAGGATGAGCGTAAGGCTACAAAGATTTTTACAGAAGCTCCAGAGCAGCTAACTGCCGGAGAAGTATTCAAAAAGCTTAAGCCATTGTTTACTAGCGATAAGCTTAAGATTGGTCACAACCTAAAGTTTGATCTACAGAGTGTAACTAAGTACATAAAGGAACTACCTGCTCAACCGTACTTCTGCACTCTTAATGCTGCCTTTGTTCTCAATACCCGTGACAGCCTGCACTTAGGTCTTGCTGATTGTTTGAAGCGTGAGCTTGGCTATAATATGGTTAAGGGCGTAGGTAAGGAAGTAGAGAAGTATTCTTTTGACGAGGTTGCTACTTATGCCGGACTTGATGCTGAGTGGACCTGGAAGCTTTATGAACACTACAATGCTAAGCTTGAGAAGGATTCTCTAGGCGGAATCTTCCACCTTGAGATGGATGTACTAGAGGTTATCTGCAACATGGAGTTGCATGGTGCAGACATTGACGTGGACTCATTGGTTACCTTAAAAGCAGACCTAGAGCTTCAGCTTGAAACATGTAAGGCCACTATTTACCGGCTTGCTGGCAAAGCTTTTAACATCAATAGTGTTCCTGATAAGCAGAGTATTCTTTTCTCTAAGAAGTATGATGGGGGTCGTGGCCTTAAGCCTAAGACTCTAACACCGGCCGGTGAGAAGCGTATTGAGGCAGGGGCCGAACCCACTGTTAATGACTTCTCAGTAGCAGAGCCTGCAATCAAAATCTTTCAGGGCAAGGATGCTTTGGTAGATGCACTCATTCAATACTCAGACTTGAACAAGTTGTTGACTACCTATGTAATTCCTTATCTTGGCGGAGATATCACCAGGACAACGGCAGGCAAGTCTAAGACTGTTGCCAAGAAGTCTCTCATGATTAAGAATAGGATCCATACAGATTTTATTCAGTACGGTGCAGAGACTGGCCGCTTCTCTAGTCGTAACCCTAACCTTCAGAACGTACCTAACCCACGTACTAAGAATGGTAAAGCTATTAGAAATCTCTTTATAGCTCCAGAGGGCTACAAGCTAGTAGTAGCCGACTACTCTCAGATTGAACCACGTGTTCTAGCCTCCTTCAGTGGAGATAGGATTATGTGCGGGGCATATCTTGAGGGCGTAGACATCTACACTACGATCGGCAACACTGTCGGCGTGAACCGTGATGCTGCTAAGCAGCTGGTTCTTGCCATGATGTATGGTGTCGGTCCAGATAAGATTGCTAGTTCTATCGGAGTATCTGTCAATGAGGCTAGGAACCTCCTAGATGAGTTCGTACGTAAGTTCCCTTCTGTAGCTAGGTATAAGAAGCAGGTAGTAAACGATAGCCGTAAAAGGGGTCCAATTCCTTACGCATTGACCTATTTAGGGCGTCGCCGTTACCTTCCTGATCTTAGGTCAAGTGTTGTCTGGGAACGTGCCAGAGCCGAACGTCAGGCGTTTAACACGGTGATCCAGGGCTCTTCGGCAGATCTCATTAAACTTGCTATGATTAGGGCACATAAAATGATCCCGGATGAGGCAAGCCTAATCTTAACTATTCATGATGAATTGGTTACCGTTACTCCCGAGAGTTATGCTGAAGATACCGCAGCGGCTATCCGTGAGGCTATGGAAGGCATCAAGGCGCTTAACATCCCTATGATCGCTGATGTTAAAATCGTACAACGATGGGGAGAAGCCAAATAATGTTTCGTCGTAAAAAGAAAGTTGTTCGTGAGCGTACAGCTATTAAGCACATACCTTTACCAGTATTGATTCGTCAAGTTATTTATGATTCAATGCTTATGCCAGCCGAAGAGATCGCTGTAGCTATGGGTCTACCTCCAATCTCAGATGAAGTGGCAGAGATGGAAGAGGCAGCAAGTGAAGAGCGTCTAGAGAAGTTTAGCTTCCTTATACCGTTCATTGATTCGCATGCAGATATCGCTTCAAAGATTGCTACCTCAGCTTATATGATTGAAGAAGATGACATGGAGGGTGTGGAGAAATACGGCATAGAGGACTTAGAAAACTTGGGCAAGATGTTCCGGTTAGTAGCCCTCTCTTCATCTATCTCTTGTATATCAACTTTGTTTAACATGGGGTTAATAGAATCGAGGATGTCTAATGAGTAACAACTGGTGGTCTACTAAGCTTGGCGGTACGCCTTCCAATACTCCCCTGCCTCCAACAGCTCCTACACCTCCGTCTACCTATACTTATCAGCCTAATCAGAATGTTCCAGTTAACTATGATCCTAATAAAGATCAGGTAGTAACTAAGGCTCAGAGTCAGAATTTGACTACTCGCTGTCCTAACTGCTATAGTGGTAATTACATGAAAGTTGGTATTCAATCCACACAAAGTGGTTCATTCGATGTGATGCGCTGCTATGACTGTGGATATCCAAAGGTTCAATCAGGTAGTGGTGCAGGTATGCCAAGTGGAAGTAGCTCTGGTTCAGCTACCCCAGCTAAGCAGCCAGCAAAGGGAAGCGGCTTTAATCCAAACGTAATCGTAGATAGGATCGGATAATGGTAATCAATTCGGAAGCACTAAAGGTTGCAGCAAATATTAACAAGAAGCTTGGAGCAGGCACTGTAGTATCTGCAGGCCAGGTTACTCTTCCAGAACGTATTACCTCAGGTTCTCTAACACTAGATGTAGTCTTAGGTGGCGGCTGGCCAATGAACCGTTGGGTAGAGCTTGTAGGAGAGGCGTCTCATGGTAAGACTGCGCTAGCTCTGCGTACCATTGCTGCTAACCAACAAAAGAATCCAGAGTTTACCGCAGTCTGGATTGCAGCAGAAGATTTTGATCCAGACTATGCTGAACTATGCGGAGTAGACACAGACCGTGTGCTACTTGTAGAGACAAACAGTATGGAGGATGCATTCGATGCGGTTATTCAATTCATGGAAAGTAAAGCGGTTGACATGGTGGTTGTTGATAGCCTTCCTGCTCTTGTTCCTAGTGCGGAAGATGAGAAGCACATGGAAGAATTTACTGTGGGGCGAGGAGCACTAATCACCAATAAGTTTTTCCGCAAGGTATCCTCAGCTACAAAAAGAGATTTGATTGAATCAGAGCGCCCTATTCTGGGAATGATGATCAATCAATACCGTATGAAGATCGGCGTAATGCATGGCGATCCTCGTACAACGCCAGGAGGTCTTGGCAAAGACTACGCCTACAGCGTTCGTTGCGAAGTAAAGCGTGACGAGTGGCTTGAGGTAGGCACCGGACAGGATAAGCGCCGTGTGGGTCAAACTATCCGTGTCCGTACTATTAAAAACAAGACCTACCCACCACAACAGACTGCTTACCTAGACTTCTACTTCTCTGAAGGAGGTCCTATTGATGCTGGAAGCTATGACACCGGTAAGGAAATCGTAGCTCTATCTATTCTCAATGGGATTGTAGAACGTCGTGGAGGTTGGATGTACTATAAGGATCGCAAATGGCAAGGCGCTCAGGCTTTGATTGACTCTTTAAGAGAAGAGATTGATCTAAGTGCTGAGATCAGCGCCGCTGTTATGGATACCCTTAAAGGTAGTCCGGCTCTTATGATGGACGCTCCGGATGAAGAGTGAAGGACAGAAGCAGTCTCTTAAGCATGAAAAACGTTTAGAGAAAGTAGCGGGCGGTAAGCGCAATGCCGCCTCCGGTGCATTCTGGTCTCGTAAGGGGGACGTCCGAACAGACGACCTCCTTATTGAGCACAAGTGGACTGGGAAGAAGTCAGTGACTATTAAGTCAGAGGTACTTCAAAAGATTACAAAAGAAGCAATCTTAGATAGCCGTACTCCGGTACTAGGTTTGCACCTTGATGGTGAGAATTACGTCGTTCTTTTAGAGGAGGATTTCTTTGAGTTACGTAACTCATTAAGAGGCGAGTAATTGATTACCTATGATGACGATCCGTTTTGGACGTGGAGATATAGAGCTAAGTGTCAGGGCGTTGATACAGAGATATTCTTTCCACCAAGAGACAAAGAATTATATAAAGATATAGCCGATAAAGCAAAAGCTATTTGCTGGGGTAAAGATGGGAGGCCAGCTTGCCCGGTTAGACAAGAGTGTCTAAAAGAGGCTATACTTAATAATGAGCTACATGGAATTTTTGGTGGCATGTCACACCGAGAGAGAAATGCAGCACAGCGTAAGTACACTAAGCTTGGACTTACTTTGGATGAATGGTTAGAGAAAGAGGGCGGAAGGTATGGGCAAACCTAAGACTATTGCCAGTAAAGATTTAAAGGCATTCCTCAACACGAGTAAGAGAGAGACTCGTTTGATGGGTGCAGTAGAGCGACATGTCCTGTCTAGTCCTTTTGATGATAGGGATATGAGCTACATCCACCCATCAGATATCATCAAGGATGATTGGTGTGCACTGGCACAGTACCACGCTATTCGTGGTAACTATGTAGAGACCAGAGATAAGCCCACCGCTCGTCTAGCATCTATCTTTGCAGAGGGTCATATCATCCACGCTAAGTGGCAGAACTGGTTCAAAGAAATGGGCGTACTCTACGGCAAGTGGCAAGAAGAGCACGGTACTCCTTGGGCTCTTTCTGATATTGTGGATTCAAATGCTAAGTATCTAGAGGTACCTCTACGCAGTGATAAGCATATG